GCATCTGACTTACCTGTCTTACGTAATTGCTCACGTAAGTTACGTACGTTAGAATTAGCTTCCGCTTTTGTATCTTTAGCACCTGGTCTCACTACAGGTTTAGCGCTTGATACTTTTTTCTTTACAGTAGAATTTTGTTGTAGTTTGCGCCATTGCATAGCGTCATGCAGTACCTTAACGTGTCTAGGATCTACAATTGAATTGAGTTCAGCATCTGAAAAGCCATACTCTTTGCCTACAGATACAAGTTTTTGGGTAGTCTCTTGACTCCATCCTGGTATCTCTTTAGCTAAGACTTCTTTTCCTTTTGCTACTCTCTCTGACATCAATTGAGCCTGATGACTTGCTATTTGTTGCTTCTTGGCCTCAAATTGTGAAACGAGTTGACTACGTTCTTGCTGTAGTTGGTTATATGTAAAGAAATGTTTTTGCGCTTCCACAAAGTCATTATCAGACAATTCTTGCCAATTCACGTTACCGTATTGGGTTAATTGTTGGTCTAATGCTGTGATCTTCGCTACATCTTCAATTAACACGTTATTAAGTTGCATCTGCTCATGAAAGGCTTGCTCTTGCATTTTTATTTGCTGAGCATACGTTTCTAGCTCTTTACGTTGTTCTGCTACTTGTTGTGTTTTTTGTGTGTAGTCAAGCCCTTGTTGTGCTAATGCCACTATTTCGTCCAAAGGTTTCTCGACTTCTTCACCATTAACCTTTAACTTAAGGATAGCAGGAACTTCATCTTCCGACTGTTCTTCTTCCTCAGCTTGGTCATCTGGTGCATCATCTACGACTTCTTCTTCAGCATCTACTTCTTCAGTAGGCACTTCAGCTTCAGCCTCAACTTCTGGCGGTTGATATTCAGTTGGTTGTTTTATTTCCTCTTGAATACTATCACCGAGCATAGCCTCTAAGCGGCTTTGTGGTGACTGTTCTGCGACTTGGTCACTCATAGTTTATTTCCTTGAAATTAGACAATAAAAAAGCCCACCGAAGTGAACTTTAAATGGGCTTGTCCTTACCCAAATATCTTAAACTTAGGTCTATCTGTTTGTATGGTTGCTAACTTACCTGTATTCATTACGTCAGTAAGTTGTTTTTCAATTTGGTTTAATAACTGTAATGCAATAACTAATTTGTTATGAGTCTTTTCATCACCTAATGGACTTGTGGTCATAGTGCTGACAATATTCTCTTTAACTTTTAATATTGCTTCTTTAAATAGTGGGTTCTCTAAAACTACCGCAGCTTGTTCGCCACGTTTTACTTCTTCTAAAGACTTATCCAATTAAATGTATCCTTTAGCTTTATTTATCCAGCGTCCCTTAGCTGTTAAGCCACTTACCTTAGATGAGTAAGCAGTCTTATAGTCTATCATATTTGCTTCAATTGCGCCTGCACCACCTAAACGTGATACTGAACCTGCTGGTTTTGTACTTGCTACACCTACAATAACTGCGCCTTGTTCTGCTAGTCTTTCATTAGCCATACATTACTCCTGACTGTGCTTTAATTTGTGCGATAGCTAAGTCAGTTTCAGCTTTCAGTTGTGCTTTGAAACGTTCTAACTCAGCTTGAGCTGCTATCTTCTCACGTTCAATTGTTACATCATTTTGTGATCTAACTTGTTCTTGTTGTAATTGTGCATCTGCTTTTTGTTTCTCAATAGCTAACTGACCTTGTATCATGATCTCTGCTTCTGAAGGTTTTTGTTGTTGGCCTTCTTGTTCAGGTGTATTAGCTGGGTTGATCCAGAACTCTTCTGGGTTTTTAAAGCCAGCGTTCTGTGTAAGTTTAGCTAACGCATTATAGATCTTCTCTGGTGAAGTAATGCCAATAGCCAATGCTTCTTTTTGAGCTTGTAGAATAGTAGCTAAATGAGCTAACTGTTGATCTTTATTACCAGCACCTAGGCCCACAGAGATAGATAAGTTTTTACGGTCTTCCCATTCTCTAGGATCTACTTCTACCCATTTATTACGGATACGTACAATGTCAGGTTTGGTAAGTGTAGTTCTTACAAGTCTGTGTACAAGTTTGAATAACTCTTTAACACCTGTCTCTGCAAATGTACGTGCTACTAACTCAACTCGTTGTTGAGCTGCAGTCATAATTTGTTGTACGCCTGTAGCTGTTTTATTAAGGCTGTTAGCATCTAAACCTTGGTTATATGCTGTGATACCTGTTCTCTTCTCTTTCATAGAGTCCATGTATTCAACCATACCGAATGATGATGCTGGTAATGGTGGATGTGATAAAGGCATAATGCCTGAGCCTGGGTCACCATCTACACGAACAATACCACCTGGTCTTGACGTTAGCATATCGTCTAGGTTTACTCTGTCAGAAATAGCATAACGACCATTGTTAGCTAGATACATGTTATCTAACTGACCACGAATAAGGGTAGACTTAATTAACTGAATGTCCATAGTTAAGTCAGCATAAGAGCGACCAATATGTCTATGTGGCATTATCATTGGAGTGATACATGCAAAAGGTACAATCTCTGTTTTCTCTTTATAGAGAACTGTATTACCTAATATGACTACACGCCATCTTTCACCATCTAATACAATGTAAGTATCTTTAATGAGTGCTTCATCATCACCCACTGCTCTATCATATTCTTCATCATAGATATCACGTGCATTAGACTCTTGGTCAAACGTATCACGTAAGTCAGACATAATGCCTTGTACGTATTTAAGAGACTTACCAAAGGCTTCTGCAATATCAGATAAACCCATAATTTCTCTATGCTGAACAAACTTAGAGTCTGCTAAATTAGGACCAGAAGTTTCTACTGATACCATAATGTTTTCAGGTGCTACGTTCTGAATATGAATCTCTGTCTTCTTCTCTGTTACCTTGAGCTTAACATCATGTAACATAGGTTGTTGAACCATGCTTGGGTCTTGACCATTCATAGCTGCTTGTTGTTGTAGTGATGCAAAGTCTATACTTGGGTCAGCATAAGCTGTATGTTCTAATACTTCTGTCTTCTCATCTGAAGCCAACATTTGTAGTTGTGCATCTGTAAGACCTTTATACTCGTATTCTTCTGTTTCTTCTTCTTCTTCGCTATATACTTTTACATAGCCATTCTTAGAAAGCAATGCGTCTTTAAACCATACATAGAATACTTTAAATCCTTCATTCTTTTCCATGACGATATGGTTAATATAGTCTGTTTCTTGGTCTGCTGCATCTTGGTCTTCAGGACCTTTAGGGTCAAACTGAACTACCTTGTCACCGGCTACAAAGACTTTAAGAAGTTGTGGCAATGCTGCTTCAATCGTATCTTGCACATCATAAGAGATAACTTTACTACGACCTTCTTCTTCATTACCAAATTGCTCACCTAAATAGTAATCAATTGCTAATGCTCTGTCATTTGACAATGCTGAGTCATTTACACCATAGGCTATAGCTTCTTGAGCCTCTATGCGTGCAATTATTTCGCTGTCATTTATCATTAAATTATCCCTGTATTAAATTTATTAGATTTACATAGATTATCATTTGCAGGTATTACTTGCAAATTCATAATAGTATGCAATCCACATACGCTTTTATTTCGCAATGGTATGATATGGTCAACGTGCCATTTAAAACCAAATAACTTACTACGCAATCTAGCTAGGCTATATGCTTCGTTGATTAACCATCTTTCATCAGCATCTACCCATTTAGGTATACGCTGTGCTCTTATCATTTTATTAGTTTTGCTTTGCTCTAAATGCTTATCTCTATGCGATTGCTTCCATTTATCTTTAGCAATTTTGGTTCTATCTCTATTTTTTGTAGCCCAAGTTTGTTTATATTTAGCAGCACAAGATTTACACCTTCCATCTAATCCATCTTTTCTTTTCCTTAAAATAGGAAACATAGATAGTTTAAGTGTTTGTTTGCAATGTATACATTCTTTATCCATTATACGATACCTTTAGTGCTATATTGAATTTTCTCTCCACCCCAAGACTCATTTTTCATACTGTCTACAGATGTAGCCATATATCTAAATGCGTCAGCACCATGACTGTATTCATCATGTAAAGGTGCTCCTGGTTCGTTTGTAGCTGAGTTGATTGAACGCTTATAATTCTTTAAACATTCTAGTAATCTAGATGTGCTTTTATCAAAGTAACACTTATGAAAGTGCATCCTTGCTAACTTAATGCCTGATTCTATAGTTGCTATTGGGACAATACGAACATCCCAACCTTGCGTTTTCATTATATCCTCTGCGGATAATCCGTACTTGTAATCTTTTGATTTACCATCATGTGGTAAAAACATCTTACCCCAATTGTAATTAAGGTTTTTAAGTTCAGATGAAAAGCTATCTAGTGTCCTGTGATTGTCCTCTATGTATCCAATAATACGTATATCAGATATGCCACGTTGACATAAGATGATAGCCATAGAGTCATTAAAGCCTAAGTCCATGACTACATGAACCTTCATCATAGGGTCATAAGGTACAGTTGTTATACGACCAGCTTCTTGTGCTTCACGTATCTCATTAGAGTATATAGCACCATCTACAGCAGCCTTACAATCACCTTCCCATATGTTTGCATAGTCAGGGTTAGTCTTCTCGCTGTGTTGACGTTCAATTTCCAA